CATGTCGACTGGGCCGGCCTGGTGGAGATGCGCGAGGTGTTCGAGTCGTTCGATCACGTCTCGGCTGTCGATTACGTCGTCCTGGTTGCTGATGTCTGGCATGGTTGGCACCTTCTCGCTAGTCGTTGTTGCCGTACACCATCATCGTACACCACTACCTATCATCATGCAAGCACTTACTGCACACCATCCACCATCCACCATCCCGCACGGTCACCCTCCCCACTGTTGATGTTCGGAGTGGTCTACAGTCTCCAGCCGCACACTGTACTGATCCCAGTTTGGCCGGCATCAAAACCTGCAGTGCCGATTGCGCAGTCACCAACCAGTTGTACAAAAATAGGGCTTCATCGTTTGTCCCATTGTAATCGGCCGCTCAATGGCCTAGGATGGGCACCGTGAAGCCCACGATCACGCTGGAGGGTCTCGTAGAACGCGAACGGGGGATGACACCGGGCCAGGTCTGGCACCTCACAGGAGCCGAAATAGAGCAGATCAAGGAACTGTGCTGGCCGTGGAATCCTCCACACGGCCCGATGTACGTGCTCGGTCACGCAGTCTGTCGTATGGACCGTTGACGTGTGGTACCTCATGGCGGCGCTGTGGGCCGTGTTCTGCATCGGGGTAGTGCTATTAGGGTCGGGAGGCTGGTACCGGTGACGGGCGTTGTGTGCGTTCTCGTGACTGTCGTCGTCGGCAACGTCGTCCTCCAAGCCCTGCTCACCCGTGACGCCGGCCACTGGTCCTACCGCCGTGAGCAGCACCAGTCCCGAGAGCTGTTCACCCTCATGCAGGGCCTCGTCGCCGACCTCGAAGCCACACGCCGCGCCGAGATCGAAGCACGCCGGCACGCCGACGACCTCCAGCACGACCTGAGCGTCCGCGAGCTAGCCCACCGTGCCACCGAACGCCTGCAGGCCATGCAGATACCCCCAGTGCAGTCCGCCGAGCCCGCGTGGATGAGCCAGCCCTACGACGGTGACCCTGACCCAACCAACATCGGGGCGTTCATCGACCGCCTCGACGAACCCTCAACCTACGCTGAACAGCTCGACGGCGGCTACCAGCTCCCACCCGACCACGAGAAGGTCGTCATGGTTGCACCCGGCGAAACCCTCATCCCAGGGGTCGACGAGTAGTGGAGGCTAACTCTCTACCTGTCGGTGAGGTACTGACCAACCTCAGCATTACGTCCCTCGACCCCGACGACATTCCGATAGCAGCCATCGTACTGATCGTGGTTGTCGACACCGAGGGTCGTCGGAGATATATCGAACGAGTCACTGATGGGCATACACTTGTTGAGGCACTAGGGCAGTGCATGACGATGGCTGACACCATTCGGCATAAGTTGATGTCGGTGTACGAGGAAGATGACTAGTGGAGGCCGTCCAGTTCGTCGAGACCGAACTCGCCCGTTTTCCTGCCACGATCAGCAAGTTCGGTGACGCGCCCTACTCGCGCTACAAGATCGAGTTCATTGTCGAGCACGAGTACAAGAACGTCGTGTGGCCGTGCACTGATGAACGTGGGTTGGAGGTAGTGGTCGCGGTGTACAGAAAACGGGCTGTCGGCGTGCTAGAGCCGCAGATGACTAACCCTCAAGTTACACTAGAGGTCGACTCGACATGGGTGGTGGGTGATGGAACGGATTGAGACCGCTGACGAGTTTTGGGACTACTACACGTTGGGCGATAAGGCCGAACGTCAGATTCTGCAGCAACATGGCCGTCGACCCGTACCGTGTGATTGTGGTGACGAGAAGTGTACTGGCTGGCAGATGCTTCGCCCGCATGATCGTTTCAACTATGGTGACGACCTGGGTGAGAACTGATGAGTGCCAACCTCGCCCCGCTTCTGAACGCTGTCTCGGACGACCCCGAGATCAAGGCCCTCGCGAAGCAACTCGCCTTAGACGCGATCGCCCAGGCCCGGTACCTCCTGTTCAACGGTGCACCCGAAGTCCGCGCGCGTATGGTCGCTACCTTGCTGCCGGTGACGATGGCGAGCATGAAACAGCAGCCCGAAGACCAGGACGGGATCGCAATGCGTGTGCAGATGATGGAACTGCTGGCCGAAGTCAAAGGCACCTAGTTGTGGGGCACGTCTTTGTGGGTAACAGTGGTACGGCGGATTGGGAACCTCTCGCCATTTGGCGAGAGGAAGCAACTCGTGCCGCCAGGGAACGTGGAACCATCACAATAATTCATCGACACACAGTTGACGATTTCAAGGGCTCTAATGGTCAATTCTGGTGCTGTGAAAACTACATCACCATAAGTCCAGAGACCGTGGATGAATGAACCTTCGGCCGTTCCTGTCCAAACTGAAGATCGTCAACAAGGACCGCGAGACTATCCCGCTCGCATTGAACTGGGCACAAGATGATTTCGTTCGCCGCGTTGAAGCCCAACATAATGCTGGTCGTCCCATGCGTGCCATTGTTCTCAAGGCTCGCCAGCTCGGTCTCAGCACCGTCAGTGAGGGTGTTATCTTCACCCTTTCGTTCCTCTACGACAACAACCGTTCCCTGGTCGTTAGTCACGACGAGGCCAGCTACAAGCACCTCCTGAACATCTCGAAACACTACTGGTCGACGTATTGGGCGAAACGCGCGTACACGACCACCTACCTGTCACGGCGGGAGTTGGCATGGAACGAGACGGGCAGCAGCATCTTTACTGCCACTGCGAAGTCTGTCGACGCCGCACGATCACAGACCGTCCATGCTTTGCACGCGTCGGAGGTGGCGTTCTGGCCAGACCCTGGAACCCTAATGACGGGCCTCAGACAAGCTATTCCGAACAAGCGCGGCACATTCATCTGTTTGGAATCTACGGCCAACGGCGTTGGTAACTACTTCCATTCTGAATGGGAGGCTGCGGTCAATGGCGACACCGAGTTCATCCCAGTATTCTACCCGTGGTGGAAACACCCTGAGTACACTGCTAGTGTTATCGGCCTAACCAGCATTCTCGGTGCATTATCCTCTGACGAAAGACTGTTAAAAGTCTACCTGATGGCCCAGGGTCTCACCTCTGAACAGGCCGACGATAGGCTCGCATGGTACCGGTGGGCGCACAGGAACCTCGCGCAAGGCGATGTCAAGAAACTCCACCAAGAATATCCGACTACACCAGAGGACGCATTCCAGTCAACAGGCCGGAATGTGTTCCCGCTGGCCGAACTGAATAAGGTGTACCGTAGAAATGAAGGCACACGAGGCTACATTCATATTACGGGTGGGGCTGCAACCTTCACCGAAAACATCGACGGAACCGCTGCTATATATCGTTGGCCCAGCAGGAACCGAGACTATGGTCGATATATCGTGGCCGGTGATCCGACGCACACAACACGCGGAGACTTCGCGGTCGTCCAGGTACTTCATCGGCGTACGCTTGAACAAGTGGCTCGTATTCGGCTACGTTGCACCCCGATCGAATTTGCCAAGCACCTCGTCGCCGTCGCCAAATACTACAACGATGCCCTCTTGGTCTCCGAGTCAACTGGACCAGGATACGCGACAATCGGCGCGGTAATGACGATGGGCTACCCGTACGTCTGGCAGGGACACTGGCTTGACAAAACCCCAGGTTCGATGTCTGACAGGTACGGTTTCGAGACGAACGTAGCACGTAAATCCGCGGCGGTCGGCTGGGCGCTTCAGTGTGTGTCGGACCAATCCCTCGTTATCCACGATCCGATCACCTACAACGAGATGAAGAACTATGTGGCACTGGACGGTGGAGGGTATGGGCCGGTCGCTGCCGGCATGTTCGACGATTGCGTGATGGCACTCGCGATCGGCCTCGTATGCCACTTCACCGAACCACCTCTCCCGCCAGTCGGCGCGGACAGCACTAAGAACCCGTTCGATGCCGTATTCCACCCCGAAATGCAAGAAACCAGCGACTACAACGAAATGGTAGGGACATGACTTCCAGGACAATACCTGACCACACTATCGACCTAACCTCTCAGCAAACCCCGCAACAGCAACGGTACCTGCTCTCCGACGGTCGCGTTGTCGACGTGATCTCTTACTCTCTCGTCAGTGGTAACCGTGCCGTGCTGAACTGGGCGACCGAAGGCATGATGAAAGCCGAGATTGAGAAGTTCAGGGTCGAAGGAACAGTGGTGATCCGTGCCGTTATATGATTACCGTTGCACGTCTTGTGGTGAGACCTGCAATGACATCTACCAGCCGCTCTCCGCCTCCAACTTCCGGCGCTGTGGGGTCTGCAGTGGCACTATGCGTAGAATCCTTTGTGTGAACCTCGGCCGTGCTGACCTCCCGACACATCATAACGTCACAGTAGGCCAGGTCGTCCATAACCGCCGCGAGTTCCGTGATGCCCTCGCGCGGAAATCCGACGCAGTATCAGAACGCCTCGGTATCGCACACGACTTCCAAGAGGTCGATCGGCGCGACACTGAAACATTGGGCGTGACAGGTGAAGGGTTAGATTCGACCGCGCGCGTGCACCGCGCGCGCGGTCGGAAGATCACGATGCCCGACTAGCCGACGAGTGGACTGACCCTAGCCCTGCACCTCGCACCTCCCGTACACTGCGCACGTGGCGTTCCTCGCGCCTCCACAGGGCTCTGCATCCGGTTCCGGTCCTCCCGCGCCTCCTGCCGCGCCCCAGCACGCACCCGGCTCGATCCCGTTGTGGATGCCTGGTGCGCTCCAGCCGCGCGACCCGACCCCAGCACCGGCCGGTATGGCGCACCCGCCGCCGGCACCCCAAGAGTCCGACGCGGAACTCATAGGCCGTTTGCGTGGGCTCTTTAGTGAGGCCCGCACGTACCGTCAGCCGCTCGTCGCGAAATGGAACCGCTGGTATACGGCACTGCGTAACCGCACGTGGTTGGCGCGTCAAGCCTATTACCCGACACCTGAAGTGCCGGAAATGCTGCCGATCATCGAATCGCTGGTCGGATGGCAGACCGATCAACGGCCGAACATGGACGTGATGCCCGCGGCCGACATGGGCACCGACGCTGCGAACTATTTCGAGGGCCTCGCAGATGACCTACGTGTAGCCCTGAACGTCTGCTGGACCGAGAACAACATCGAGACTGAGACGTGCGAGCTGGTCACGCGCGACGCCCACATGTATGGTATGGGCATCTACAAGACGGTATGGGACTGCACGCTGGTTGATGGCCTCGGTGACGCGAATGTGATCCGCGTCGATCCGTATACGTTCTACCCTGACCCTGGTGCCGCGACCTTCAAGGATGCGAACTACTTCATTGAGGCACGCCGCATGAGCATCCAGGAAGTCGATAGGAGGTTCCCAGGTGCGGCCAAGAAACTTGTCGCTAGTAGATACTCTGAGCAAGTTGACGAACGGCCCAACCTCAATACTTACGGCACCGCGCCGAAGGCGAATCCTGGTGCAATTAGTCCGCAGACCAGTGTACCTGCGTATGGTTTGCCGGGCCAATCACGTGAGTCCATCTATCGTGACCCTCAGGGGGTCACAGTCCTCGAATGCTGGCTTAGAGAACATCGCATCACTGGACACGACGACGACATTGACGACCCCTTAACAGTCCACGACGAGTGGCGTTGCGTCGTCATCTGTGGCCCGGTCGTCCTGATGAACGAACTGGCTACCGACATCTGGCAGCACGGTCAGCACCCGTACGACCGGTACGTCACGTTCGAGAACGGTGAGATGTGGGGGCTCAGCATGATCGAACTGCTGATGCCGTGCCAGGTCTCCATCAACCGCCTTTTGGGTGCGGTACAGCAGAACATCGAATTGACCGGTAACCCTGTGCTTGTTGAATCGCAGCGTGCTGGCATCTCTAAGGGCACGATCACGAACAAGCCGGGACAACGCCTGAAGGTGCAGGATGGTGGGACGGTCCAATGGTTGAATCCGCCGAACCTGCCGGGAGAATTCCAGCAGTGGATCGAGTTCTATATCGGTGAGATGGAACGCATTAGTGGGCTATCGGCCATAAACCAGGGGAATGCGCCTGGGGGTCGTAATGCTGCCACCGTCATCCAGTCGCTACAGGAAGCATCCTTCGTTCGAGTACGCATGGGCTCGCGCCAGATGGAACGCTCTCTGCGCGGTGTCGGGGAGAAACTCGCTGCACTGATCGCCCAATACTACACCGAGCCCCGCTTCATCTCTCTCGTCGGGTCTAATGGTGAACGGACGACACGTGCATTCGCCGCGAAACATTTCTATGTGCCGGGAATGGATGGCAGTATCCCGATGCGATTCCAGCTTCAGGTCCAAGCCGGCAGCAGTCTCCCCACATCACGGCAAGCACGTGCAGATGAGGCCGACCGGTTGTTCGCGATGCACGCACTCGACCTGTACACCCTGCTCCAGATTCACAATATCCCGAACTTCCAGCAGGTGTATCAGCGGACGATCGCCGAGAATCAGGCGATGGCACAGGCCGCGGCACAGCAAGGTGGGGCAAGTCAACGAGAAATGAGTAGAGCATAATGGCAACCCTCTCCAGCACTCAGCGCAAGTTGATGAACTCCAAGGACTTCGCGCTGCCCGGTAAGCGTGCCTATCCGATCGGTGACGAGAACCACGCGCGTGCAGCTCTTTCGATGTTGCACAACGCGTCCCCATCGGAACAGGAACAGATCAAGGCCGCAGTGAAGTCGAAGTATCCCGGCATCAAGCAAGGAAAGTAGTCCGACATGGATCGTGAGACAGCACCGAACCATCTGCTCCCGAACGCGCCCGCTGGTCCTGCAGTGATCGTGTCGCAGGCATGGCGTGCAGCAGACCCGACCGCGTATAACCGCGACATCAACGACGGTCAGGATCTCGACGCGGTACCGCAGCCTTCCGAGGCAGATAACCGTCATGTGGTCGTGCCGGCGAACATTACGGTCGCGTAGGCCTCTCCATGCTCGCAACGGTCTACACTATCGATGACGGTACCGCGAACCCGCTCGGCGCCGGTCTGCCGTACGTGATCCTCAGCGCGGTCAACGCGAACGTTATCCAGAAACGTTACGGTGCTGTGCGGGTCCTATCACCCGACTCGAACCCGGTCTATATCGGTGGTCCGACAGTCGGCAATGACGGCTCGAATGGCTTCCCATTGGACAGTGGTTTCAGTGTCGTGACGATCGACCTCGACAACGGGGACGAACTCTACGCGATCTCGGCGTCAGGTAACACGAAAACTGTCACCGTGCTCGCGAACACCATCTAAGAAAGGCGCTGTACGTGGGCGTTTCGGTTGGTAGTGAGAGTGGTGCTGGCGGCGTAGATGTCGCGACACAAGGTGAAGTTGACGACCTATCTGCTGCCGTTGATCAGATCAACACATTCATCCCGACCGAAGGTCTCCGTACCGCGTCCGATGTCCAATGGACGGGGGCGAAGCAGCAGGGTCGTAATTTCCCTCCTGCTGCCGCGACGCTACTCCCTGACGGTTCTGGTAATGATCGGTGGGTCGCATCGTCGGTAGCATTCGACGCGACGAAACGTGCGAACTGGGCGGCGCAAGGTAACCCTGTTCCGGCCTACCAACTCCCAGTCATCACGTCAGTTCAGACGCTACCGACCGGCACGAACGGTACCGCGTATGATGGTTTCACGTTCGCTGCGACATCAGACCTCGGTGGTGGTGATCTCGCATGGTCGCTGATCGGTGGGCAGTACACCGACGCGACCCATGTCGCTGGCCTTGTCCTCGACCCCGCGGCCGGCACTCTCACCGGTACGCCGAACACGACTGGTACGTTCGTGTTCACTGTCGAAGTCGCGGACGAACTCGATGGTGAAGCACAACAGCTCGTCACGCTCGTCATTGCTGCCGCACTCACGCCGACCTATGCACTCCCTGCAGTGCCACCAACACAACCATCTGTCGGCAACGCATATTCATACGACACGTCCAGTCTCGCTGCAAACTTCACCACTACCCCGACATTCTCCGCGACCGGATTCCAGAATCATCTGTCCATCAACTCTGCAGGCGTGATCTCTGGTACGCCTACCTCAGCCGACTATGGCGCGTCGTTCACTGCGCAGATCACCGCAACAGACGGCGTGCATAGTGTCACGAAACCGATCACGTTCTCGATCCCGACCGGTACTGTCACAATCACGACCACGACACTCCCGGCCATGCAACAGAATGTTGCATTGACCCCGTTCCAGCTCATGGTTGTGGGTGGTACTGCACCCTACGCATGGGCGAAAACTGCCGGCACGCTCCCTGCAGGTCTGGCGGTATCGAGCACCGGGGTCCTGTCTGGCACACCGACCGGTAGCGGTGCATATGACGTGACGTATGGCGCGACCGACTCGGAAGGTACACCGGTCACTGACACCCAGGAATACACGGGGACGATCGCGGTCGCTGCAGCACCGTGGACGTTCTCGGTCCCGAATAACGGTGATCTGACCGCGGCTGCCGGCAACCCACATGACGGTGACAGTGTAGACATCGACATGTCGCAGTTCTTTAGCGGTACTCCTGCCGGCGCGATCACGATGGATTCTGGTTCGCCTGCAACACTCCCAGCGGACGGCATGAACATCAATGTGCCGACAACAAACCATTTCGGCGGTACCGCGAAACTGAACAAGGCGACGATCAATCCGGTTATCCGCGCGAACGACACAAGTGGATGGCAGTCAGTGCAATGCCACTTGACAGTCATTGCTAAAGGCAACTATGTGGACCTGTCGAAGTTCTCCGGGATCACACTCGGCGACGGGATCACGACGGCCCAAGGCATCGCGAACGTCACTGCAATCGCGAATGCTATCGCCAGTGCAGCATCACAAGGCTACGGCCTGAACTCGTCGCAAGGCACATCGATCGACGGCGGGACACCTATCCTGATCGGTCTGCACAAATCCTCATTTGGCAACAACACGCCGTACATTTCCTATAACGGCAATAAGCTGACGATCTGGCAGTTAGACAACGTGATCTTCTACCTGCTGGGCGGCACGGGCAAACAGCAGCCTGTCGGTAGTTCGCCGTGTCAGATCATCCAGATTACCGGCGTGTCGAACGGTGCATTCTTCCTCAACACCGATACGCGTGGCAGTTCTCAGGCCGCTCCGCCTGCTGCAGGTTCTGGTGCTGCAGGCTTCTACAACCATAGCATCAAGCTTTTCCAGTGCGACCATGAGTCCGGGGTTCTCAACGCCTTCAATGGTGTTGGTGTAACTGGTTCGTCGTCAGGTGGTACTAGCGAAACCTTTGATGTGTGGCTCGGACAGTCTGGTGGGGGTGCCGATCTCGAATGCACGATCAAAGGCAACATCAACATCTCGGGCTACGCGGACACGAACACGGCCCACTACTGCAGTGGGTGTGTAAACCAGAACACTGTCGAGACTGTAGACAACCTCGCACCGCTCGCACAATTCAAGCTGACGGTCGACAAACGCCGGCATATGTTCGGGCTATACTGTGGTGGGCCGTCACAAGTGATGGGTGGCAGTACCGGGTCGAATACGGCACGTGGCGTGTATGCGGAAGATGGCGACCCGTCGATCGCTGGTGTCGGTATCCATTCCCCACTCCTCTACGTCGGCGAATCTGGTAGCCCCAGTAATCCAGTCGTCACAACAAACTGTGGGAATCTTGCAGGTACGACAGGTGATGTCGGCTGCGACTCGTCGGGTGGTGGTCAGGTCGGTGTCCTCACCGTCTACGCGCATACGTCGATCAACAGCAACTACGGTCCGTACACTGCACAGAATTGTGGGAACTACACGATCAAAAATTCGATCATCACAGGTGCGCCGAACTCTTGCATTATCGGTCAGGCTGGTGGTGGACAGTCTGCAGCGACAAACCTGCAGGCTGTCACGGTCGACGCGAACAGCACCGTCGCCGGTATCGGCAGTAACGCTCAGGTGAAGGCTGGTGGGGCTTCGAGTGTGATCGGGCATCCGACCTCGCCGCGTACTGCCGCAGCACCTTGGCAGAAACTGTCGTAATAGGCGGTATATGTGACCTGGCCGTACTATCAAATTCCTGGTGAGATCGACACTCCATATGGTGTGACTGACGTATCGCGTTTCGGACCGATCGGTACTTCGGACGATACCGACACGATCAACCGGGCACTCGCGAACGTCACTGCCGGCGGGGTGCTGTACTTCCCACCTGTCCGGTACTATACGCGTGGTGGGCACGTGCTCTCGAAGCCGTGCACGATTATCGGCCCTGGACGCGGTTATCCATATGACACCGACGCACAGCTCTACCTTCTCCCCGCATCGAATGCCGATATCCTCACCGTTGAGGCAACGAACGTAACATTTCGCGACTTCTCGATCTACGGTAACGGTGCGAATCAGTCGGGCGCGTCGAACGGGCTTGTCTATAGCCCTACGATCCCCTGCAATTATGGCTATATCGACAATCTTCGTGTCGACTCCTGTAAGACCGATAATCTTCTCCTACAGGCTCCTGGTACGAGTCTTGGGTTGAATGTTGTTGGGTTAGAGTCGCGTCTTGCTGGTCAGTACGGCATTCATATCGTATATGGTGCTTCTGATTGCCAGTTTGCTGCCGGGTTCGTCGACCAGTGCGGCGCTTCAGGCGTCTATGTCGATGCGGCATCGTCGCGGTTCAATAACTATCACGTGTGGGGCAACGGTACTGCAGCAGGATCGAACCGTGATGGGTTCACCCTCGCGAACACTCACGCGAACGCATTCAGCCTCACAGCCAGCTATGTCGAGTCGCAAACAGGCGGCTATGGTATTCGTGTCGGCAGCAGCAACGTTGCGAATAGTGTCATCGCGAACAACGTATTCTACCTAAACTACAAGAACGCGATCTACCTCTACTCTGCGAACGGCGTTATCATCCAGGGGAACCGTTGCTGGCAGAATAACCAGAACGGTACGTCTGGTTATGCGGGTGCCTCGATCGTGCTCGACGGCACATGCGTCGGTATCGCTACGGTCGGGAATATGCTCGGTAACGCGGTATCCCCAGGCCAGACATACGGCTACGCAGAGAACGGCACGACACACACCAACTGTCTGCTCGACGGCAATGTTGCACCTGACGGCTGGTCAACGGTCGATGGATATCTAGTCCCGACGGGTAGCAGTACCACTATCGGCACGAATGTCGGCACGGTGGCGACCTCCTAGTGCCTCGCGTCGAATTCCCTGGCGGCGGTACCGGCGGTGGTGTTACTGCCGCGCAGGTGTTCCTCGACCCCGATGTTCTCGCGAACCGGCCGGCAGCGTCGAAAGACGGCCGGGTGTTCTACGCAACCGACCAGGACAAGTTCTACCGGGACAACGGTACGATATGGGTGTACCTGCCGATCCTGGGTGATGGAGACCTCGCGGACCCTGGATCAAACGGGATTGTTGAACGCACATCGGCAGGTGTGACGACAGCAATAGACCCGACGACATTTATCTATACGGATGATATTGGTGTCACCGTCCAGGGCTACGACATTGCGCTCGACACGCTGCGCATCTCGCAGGCTGGCCTTACCGTTCCACGTCGGTCGCTCGACTTGTTCCGTGGCGGGTTCGGGCCACACAAGACTTCGCTCACCGCCGCGGTAGCGGATACGACCGGCACGCTCTGGCAGTTCGCGAACTCGAACATCTTCCGTGGTAACGGCATTAACGAAGTGGTGCAGGTCGACTCGGAGCAGGTGCTCGTCACTGGCGTCGCGATCGTTGGTGGCGTCTGCTACGGAACCGTGCGCCGTGGCGTGAACGGCACGACTGCTGCGACGCATTCGAGCGGCGCTGCGGTGGTCCGCAAGACGTGGATGGATGTCGTCATCCTCGGCGACTCGACCGTGCAGGGTTCGACGCACAGCTCATTGTCGACAGGGCCGTGGGACAACTGGCCGAACCGTGCAGCGCGGGCACTTGGTGACGCGAAGGGCGGTTTGCTCGGCGCAGGGTTCTACCCGATGTGGCGGTGTGGCGGCTCGACGCTCGCTGGAGCAACTTCGACGAATACCGCGAGTGAGTGGACGTTGACCGGCTCCGGATGGCAGGTCGAAACCTCGACGAACACGTGGGATCTGGGCCCGTTCCTTGTCGCGCCATACAACACGGGTAGCAGCAAGACCGCGACGTGGACTCGCCCTGCCGGTCTACGGGTGCAGCAGGTCGACATCTTCTACGTCGACCAGTCCGCTGCTGATGGCAGCTTCTCGTACAGCCTTGACGGCGGCACGACGTGGATCGACGTGACGTGCACGCTCCCACACACGACGACGCTCAAGAAGGTCTCGGTGGCGTGCCAGGACCCGACCTCGATCATCGTGCGCTGCGCGACCGCGGCCGGCACGAGTAAGACCTGCATTTTCGTGGGTGTCGATGTGTGGTCGACGGTCCCGGTGTGGGGTGTCACCAAAGGCATCAAGGTTCACAACCTCGGCTACGACGGCCAGACGTTGCAGAACTTTCTCCGTGCGCAGACGCCGAACGGGATCACGCTCACAACGGATGGCTCGACCGGTGCAGTCGTCGCGTCGGGAGCCTTCTTTGCGTCAACCATGGTCAACCGCTCGATCCAGGGCGCAGGCATCCCAGCTGGCACGTACATCTCCGCCTATACGGACAGCACGCACGTCACCTTGTCGCAGAACACGACCGCGGCTGCGTCGGGTGTCGTGTTCACCGTCGCGGGAAGTTCGGGCGACACGGGCGGCAACCCGAACATCAACGCGTACTCACGCACGGTCACTGACGCGCTCATCAACGATGGCACGCATTCGGTCTCGACAACGAGCCTCTACTCGCCGACCGCGGCGTTCACCGCGAATGATGTCGGCAAAGCGGTCCTCGGCTCTGGGATCACGTCGGGCACCTACATCTCGACGTATGTCGACAGTTCGCACGTCACGATGTCGACTGCGGGTTCAACGGTCGCGTCAGCTGGCATCGTGACCGTGGTCGCGGCGACTGGCTGGAACCGGCTCCTCGAGGGCGACGCGGCATCACTCGTTCCCGATCTGATTATCTCGGGGTTCTGGACCAACGACATGGACCAGACCCTCACCAACCTCGGCGGCACTGCGGCCGCGGTCAACGCTGGTATCACGAACAACCTCAATACGGCACTCAACCGTTGGACCGCATTCGCGAACGTGCTCGGCATGGTCCCCTACGAACAGGGCAGTAACCGGCTTGACGGCACGCATTCGTCGAGTGCCGACCAAGCCACCTACCGGGCCGCGTGCGCAGCCGCGTACGCGGTGCGACGGAACCTCGGCGGGCTGTTCGGTGCGAGCGGGAATGCTGCTGCGGCGATCAATATGTACGATGCATGGTCGGCGGAAGGCAACGTCGGGAGTGCAGCATGTGCCACCGACGGCCTCATCGATACGGGCGACACGTCGTACTACCACCCTGGTCCGAATGGTGGTCGCAGCATTGGTGGTCGCGTGTCGCGTGTCCTCGTAGGAGGCCAATAGATGCCTCTCGTCGATATCGGCACACATCCTGGCGAAGCACTCACAGCGCCGACACTCGCCGCTGCACAGAACGGCATGGTCCTCGGCGCGACCGGACTCTGGCAATATCCGCCTGGGTTCCTCGAAGTCGACGACGACGGCGCCGCGGCGATCACGAACAACTCCGCACAAACGTCACTGCTCGCGGGCGGCGGCAGCAACCTGAACCTCGGCTTCCTCGCCGACCCGACCGCCGGGCCACGCAAAGGCGACACGCATCACATCCTCGCCAACCTCAAATGGCTCAACAACTCGGGTGCGAACCAGAAACTCCAGCTCGACATCTTCTACGGCGGCTCATCGATCTGGTCGTTCCAGACGGCGAACCTCTCGGCGAGCGCCAGCTTCCGCATCGTGCAACTCGACATGTGGGTAACGCTCCGCACCATCGCGGCGGCAGGTTCTGGTGCAGTGAAGGTGCACGGCACGCTTTACCTGCCGTCCGGTGCTGACGCGCTCGACACGGACTCGCCCGCGTCGCTCGGCTCGATCCTCTATCCAGACGGCGCGTCGATCACGCCGACCGCAGCGACGAACATCGCCGAAGCCTTCGACCTCAAGGCGACGATGAGCACGAACACCGCGACATCGACGGTCACGCCGAACCTGATCCAGATGCGCAGCTACCTGAAGAACTACTAACTCCAGGGGTGAACAATGGGTTGGATCGTGAAGTCTGAATCGGACATTGACAAAGTGTGGGTGGAAGTCGACGACGATCTCCACGAGACAGGTAAAGCATTCGTGGAGCATTTGACCGAACCGACCCCATCGACCCAACTCGCGTCGGTCACCCAGCTCACCCCAACCTCCACCTCTGCCCCGACAGCCGAACCCAGCCAGTACATTGCGCGCCTCACGCGCCGCACGGTCGCCTTGATCCTGGCCTTGGGAGCGGCCGGCGGGGTCGCGGCGGACTTGACCCTTCACTTCCTCACCCACGCCCTGTAATCTGGCCTCCATGAATACGAACCTCGGTCAGACCAAAGACGCGCAGATGATGTGGCAGGGTCACACCACGAACCGTCAGTTCGGTAGCGATTACATGGCGAAGGCGCAGACTAACGACGCGACGCCGATCAAGCACTAGTCGCCCAACACCAACACCCACGACACCACGACAGTAGGTACAGGTGGCGCTCGGTACGCGTTCAACCGGCACGTTCGAGGACATCTTGATGAAGATGCTCCAGGACTTGGCCGTCGCGAAAACGATGCCGGATGCCGACTTGAACCTCGTCGTACAGCTCGAAACGATGATTATTCAGGCACTACGCGCGCCGCATGACCAGCTCGCTGCACTCCAAGCGCAGCAGGGCGGTCAGGGTGGTATGCCGCCTGCAGGAGCACTACCACCCGGCGGGAATGCTGGTGCAGGACTACCCCCTCAGCTCGCGGCGGCGCTCGCCCAACTCGGTGGTGGTGGTCCCGGTGGTGGTGGTCCAGGTATCCCACCCGGTGGTGGTGGACCGCCGGCAGTCGCCGGTCTGCGTAACGCTGGCCCGAACCCCGACGACCTCGCGCGCATCCTCGGTGGCGGCGGTTCCGGCGTCGGCCAGTAGTCGGCCAGCACGGTAGCTTGTAGCACTTCCAGGGAGATGCGATGACACCCACCGAACCTCTACCCACTTCGCCCGCGGTCCTTCCCCCCAGCGGGCCTGCCGGCGCGCCTGTTGATCCCGCAGGCGCGCCGGCACCTGCCCCTGGCCCTACACCCGCCATCGTGCACCAGGCTCCCGCGGTCGCGGTGCAGTCCGACATGGATCCGCGGCTCGAAGAATGGTTCGCGACACACCCGCAGTACGCGCAGCCGACCGTCGTCGACCCGAACGCACCCGCGCCCACCACCGCACCCGGTACAGCACCCGCGCCCGCTGGTGACCAGAGCGTGGGTGCACCGGACCCTGGAACCGGTGCACCCTCGCAACAACAGCAACCCCCAGGGCAGTTGCCTGACGCTACAGCAGCCGGCGCACAGGTCGCACCGAACCAGCCAACGGTCGTTGACCCGTACGCGCTGCCCGCGTCACCCCCAACCTTATCCCCAGGGTCAAGTGGTGAAACCGTCACTCTCGCTGACGGAACCCAGGTCACGCCGCAGGCCCTGCAGGAACTGAGCCTCGTCCACCAGTGGATCACCGGCATGTCGGCCGAGCAGATGGCCCGGTTGCAGGCGTACATCAACAATCCGAACGGTGTGCCATCGCAACCGAATGGGGTTCCTGCACCGACCAACGGTTACACGGTTCCACCGAACGATTACGTTCAGCCGCAGAATCCGTATATTCCACAGCCGAATACTACGATCCAACCGGGCCAACAGTTCTTCGGCCCTCCAGGTTCTGTGCAGGGGGTCACCCAACCTCCGTCGGTCTCTGGTCCACTCCCTGCACAGATGTTCGCGGACCCGTTCGCTGCACCACAACCCGTCATACAGACACCGGTTGTGCAGCAGCCGACTGGTCCCGATCCATACACTGCCCAGCAGCTCGCCACTCTCGCTGCCCAACAGCAGCAACTCGCCCAGCAGCAGGCCGCGTACCAGGCCCAGATCGCGGCCCAAAACCAGGCCGCGACCCTGAAGCCCTACGGTGATGCTGCAATCAACCAGTTCAAGTCTACCTACCAGCTCCCGGACGCGGACATGGCTGTCCTCATCCAGAAAACCCAGCAGGCGAACGACCTTCTCCAGCGCACGTTCGCTGCATCCCCTGCCGACCCAACCGCTGCGTACTATTCAGCATTCGAGCAGGTCGCGTTCGCGGACCCTGCACTTCGGCAACGGATCGTCGATCAGCAGGCATCACGCCAGCTCGCGGCGGACCGCGCGACCCAGCAGGCCCGCGCACGTGCAGGTTCGCTCGCCGGTTCGGCTGGCTCGGTTCCCCGTGCCGATACCCCTCTGCCCACATCTCCATCTGGACAGCCCGACTATCGTGCAGGTATGGTGGCAGAATTGCGAGGCGTTCTCTCAGGGAACGGCTCGTCGCCCAACTGATCATCCCTCAGTGAGGCCCCGCCAGGGGGAGCCGACCGAGTGAAAGGCTCCCCCGTATGGCGGTCATCGGCGTCGACACGTTGACCTCGATCTCGCGCAGGTACATCCTGCCGGAGATCGTCGACAACATCTACCGATCGAACCCCCTGTTCTATCGCCTCAACGCGTCGAATAGGAAGATCACGGGTGGCACGCAGATCGAAGTGCCGCTCATGTACAAGAGGTTCGCGGCTGGTGGTCCGTACCAGGGTGCCGATGTCCTCACGATCGCGCCCAGCGACACGGTGCGTAATGCTGTGTTCACGTGGAAGCAGCAGTACGTGCCGGTCGTGTTCGATGGTCTGACGCTCATCAAGGCCGATACGCCTGAGGCGATCGCGAACCTGATGCGCCTGCAGGCACAGCAGGCCGAAGAAGAAATGTGCGAGAACCTCGGTACCGGTATCCACTCGGACGGTACGACAGACCCGAAACAGATCGCAGGTCTGCAGCTCGCAGTGGATAGTGCCGGGGTGTACGGTGGGTTGGACCGCTCGACGTACACGTGGTGGGGATCGTACAAGGATTCGACCACCACGATCATGTCCTTGTCGGGCCTGCAAGCCGCGCACGGTACGGCGACTGAAGGTGGCCGGCACCCGACCCTGATCGTCGGTCAGCAGGCCGCGTACAACCGTTACTGGGCGCTTGGTTCCGGTGCGGTTATTCAGGACATCGGCCCTGCCGGTTCGGACATGCAGTTGGCCGCAGCCGGGTTCAAGAACATGCTGTTCAACGGTGTGCCGTGGGTGGTCGATTCGCACACGGTCAACAGCTCGACGATCTTCATGCTCAACGAGGATTACATCTTCCTTGTTGTGACGCCACGCGCGGACTTCGCGTTGGAGGACTTCCAGACGCCGGTCAACCAGGACGCTGCAGTCAGCAAGCTCCTGTGGGCCGGTGAGCTGGTCTGCACGAACCCTGGACGCCAGGCGAAGCTCACCGCGATCGCGGCCTGACCAGAGACCAGAGAAGGACTGTACCGTGAGTGACAAAGCCATTACGAACCCTGGTGGCGCATTCGGTGTCACTGATGCCGAACAGAAATTCTGGTATCTTGCTGCCGAACAGGTCGCTGGTGCTGCAATCGCCGCGCGTGCCGCTGTCTACCTTTCCAGTGATGGCACGGTCTACACGCAGCCGACGAACGCGAATACGACACAGTTCGTCGGGTTCTCGTTGAACGCGATCACGGCAGGCCAGACCGGCCTCATCGTCGTGCGTGGGTACGTGTCAGGTGTTGTCGCGAACGGTGCGGTCTCGGCCGGTAACCTCCTGCAGGTCTCGGCTACGTCGGCCGGCGCGGTCATCGCATCTGCGGCCCCGGTCGCTGGTGGCGGCGTCGGCTTCGCGGTCATCAACAGCGCGTCGAACTTCGTGGACGTGTGGGTGAGCAAGCGATAACCATATGAAGGTCGCGATCGGCAATATCAGTCCAGGGCAAGTCGATACCGCGTTCTTTCAGTCGGTCGTCAATGCGCTCGTTACCGGTACTGTCACTGGCGGGGTGATCTGCAAGTCTGGCCCCTATCTCGACGATAACCGCAACGATGTTTGCCTCGCGTTCTTGGACCAGACCGATGCGGATGCGCTCCTGTTCATCGACAGCGATGTACAGTTCGAGCCCGACGACATCACACGTCTCGTCAAAGCAACTGAACAGACCACAACTCTCGACGTGGTTGCTGGCTGGTATATGTCGCCGTCCGCGCGTATCCAAGGGCCGTGGCCGGTCGTGTTCCGTTGGGTTGACACTGAGCACGGTCCCGAACTGCAGAACATTCCCGAGACTATACTCACCGACGCCGAGGACGAACTTCTCTCTGTCGCGTCGATCGGTGCCGGGTTTATCCTCATCCAACGGCCGCTACTCGAACGTCTGCGCGAACTGACTCCGCGCGGCTGCCCGTTCTTCACTGAACCTGTCGTCGATGGTGTGCATTACGGCGAGGATCACGGGTTCTGTTGGCGGGTGACAGACCCGCGTGTCGGTGGTCGCATTATGGTCGATCCGCATGTTCGCGTCCGACACCACAAGAAAGTGATCCTCTGATGGCGCACAGTATCTCGGTCGTCACGACGCACCGTTCGCTCAAGAACGTGCAGAAATCTGTCGCTGTCACCTTGACCGGTTCGTACGCGACGCCAGGTGAAGTCATCACAGCGACGGCGATGGGCCTCTATGTCATCCAGGGCGCGTCCGCGTCGGGTGGTATGGGAGGCCAGATCACCGGCCAAATCCCGGTCGTCGAACTGTCGGGTACACCATACGTGAACTCTGGTGGTGGCGGTGGTGGTTGGCCGCAGTTGACGCTCCGGTTCTTGGGCGATACAGGTTCTCTTGGGCCGTTGACCGAGATGGCAGACGGCGCGTACGGTACGCCACTCACGTCGCTGCCGATCGTGCTCCTGGTGTGGGGTCGCGCGAACTAACCGTGCATGTATTCCACCATCACCGCGACGCGTCACTTACTGACGTACTCCAAGCTCTTATCGAACTGAAAGAGGCAATCATGGCTCAGGCATCCGATTTCCAGACGCTTGCCGATGGTCTGACACAGACTGCTACTCAGGTGCAGGGCGCGGTTGCGGCCGCGACCGCGAAGCTTTCCGATACGACCGGTATCGACCCGACGACACTCGACGCGCCGCTCGCGCAGCTTCAGTCGGCAGCGGCGTCGATCAACTCGTCGGCCGAAGCACTCCAGAACGCGACGGGACCAGCACCTGCACCTACACCTACACCAGAACCGGCACCTGCACCGCCCGCGTCCTAACCGACCGTCTACCAGGGAGACAAGTACCATGACGATGACTATGACAGCACCTTCCGTTACGCCAGCCGAGACCACGAACCCCGGCGTCCAACCCGCGTCTGGTACCGTGCGGTCCTTCGCGCAGTTCGATGTGCGACCGCAGCTCGGCGAACGCGAATACGTCGTCCGTCTAGTGAACCCGCCGGCATTGGAAGGTGGGCGCGACTTCCAGCTCCAGCATCTCACCGACATCTACACGATCCCTGCCGGTACCGACACTATCGTACCGTGGGCTGTGATGGTCGACTTCCTCGGCAACCCGTTCTCGTACGACACTGCCCGCGCGCAGGAACGTGCACAGAACGTGAAGCAAATCCAGATGAGGTACGGGGTGTACGACGACGAGGTGGAATGGGAACGGCGTAAGCCGACCCTCCAAGCATACAGCGTCGTGACCGGTGAACGGATCACCTCGGTAGTCGACGATCCGCGTGGTGAGAAGCTGGCATCACAGTCGACCGCGCGCGACCGTCTTTCAGCCCCGGTTTCCCAGCAGTTGCAGGCGATGCAGCAGCAGATCGCGCTCTTGACCGCGAAGCTCGCCGCTGAAGGCCACACTGTGCCCGGCGACCCGACCTCTACCCCGCCGGCCCCTGGTGCCGGGTCGAGCGTCGTGGCGCCTGCAGGGCCTACCAGCAACACGTTCACGGCCCCGCCAGGCCCCGGCATCACGACGCCCGCCACCGCACCGCAGGTGTTCGATGCGCCGCCAGCGAACGCGGTCCCCTTGCCGGCCACACCCGATGTCGCCCAAGGCGCGCTGCCGGATGAGCCTGGACAGCCGCAGGTGACGCCGTGAACCAGACACAGACATTCATTGTCGCTATCGCTGTACTTGTAGCGGGTGTCGTGTTGTTCGCGCTCGGGCAAACCAATATTGGTTCGTTGTGCGTCGGTGCTGTGATCGGTGTGCTGACACCTTCGGACGTGACGGGCAAGAACGCTCAACCTGCACCACCTGCACCACCTGCACCACCTGCACCGAAAGCGTGACTCGTGTCCTTCATGGACACACCGCCTGCAGTTCTCTACGCGGACTATGAGTCGACCAGCATTCGGTTACAGAACGCGTTATCTGAACTGGCACAGGCGCGTGCCGCACAACTCGAAGCGAAAATCGCGACATGGTTCAACACGCCTGCCGACACCCTGAAGCAACGCGACATGCAGGCTGACCAGGCTGCCGGCAACTTCACGCGCGACATCTTCGTCATGCAAGGGGAATGTGACGCGCTACGCGAACGCCTTTCCCTAATCGACCATGTGATCGCGTTTAGGAATCTTCCATGACCGATCGTCGCATCACACAATGGGCGCCGTGGCCCTCTGACCTAGAGATGCTTGTCGCTGAGCTAGACTACAACGACACATGGCGATGGTCTCTACACGAAACTTACGACCGTGACTACGCGCCGAATGATCATGCGCGCACTATTGCGATTGCCGGTGGTACGACACTTGAATGCATCATTCGACACACGAACAGTTACCCACCACATGAAGTCCGCCACACTGCGTTCACGTGGCCGGTGCCACCTACCACATGGAACCGAGACTCGTGGATGATGTGGCTGCTCGATTGCATTGCCGATATCGAGCGTCACGAGCGTGGCGAATACTTCCGTCTTATACGCACGATTGTGGACGAAGGCGACCACCGCCCATGCGTTGAGCGGCCGTTCGCGCCACTGCACGGCCCTGGTGATGATCAGAACCGGCTACACCGCTGGGCGCCCGACGATCGGCGTCGCACAAGTTTCCGTGGTGAGGTGAAGTCGTAGTGGTACAGACCAGTCCTCTTAGTGGTCCTCCGCCGTCTGCCCCTGGTGTCCCGACAGGCAATACCCCAGGTCTGTCCTACATGGACCTGGACTTCTCGCCTGGCATCTATTCGGACATGTACGGTGCTCTCCGTAGTGCCCCTGATGGTGCAGCGACCGATAACACGTACGGGTGTTTCTGTCCTCCCAGTGGTGGTCTCGCACCACTCCCTCGGCCGAGCACCGAGGTCGGCGACACGTGGACATTGACCCCTACCGCTATCACTGGGAATGCTGGCCGTCCAGGCTATCTCCCCGCAACGAACGACATCGCGCGCGGCTACGGCCGGTGCTTCCTGGTTGATGCGCTTGTTCACGGTCCGATCTCCGGTGACAATAACCTTCCGGCAACCGATGTACCTGTCGGCATTTACGCCTTCCTACATAACCCTGCCGGCACGAGTGGTGGTACAATCTATGAGTTCGGCGTCTCCCTCACCTACACATTCGCGGGCGTAGGATCGGCCTACACACAGGTCGAATATCTCTGGGATCTTGATAGTGCAAGGAACCTGATTGTTGGTGCTGGCAACCTTGGCATTAGTACGGCAGCTAATAGTCACGGCCATCGGCCTACTGTTCTCGCGATTGCCTCTACCCCTACGGGTGTAGGTGGACATATCCAGGGTTGTCAGTTCTTCGCCCTCCCGAACCCTGGCTCGCCTTCCGTAGGCCATCTCCCCTACGTCAATAACCTGTTCACTGACACATCTAATTTTGTTGCTGGTGTATTCATCATCCTCCACCAGGGCCGTGTGATCGTCGTGTCGAGTGATGGGGCACCAAGCGACAATCAGTTTACGTCGGCTGGTATCTACTATCATCCTGAACAGCTCTGGTTGGCGGCATACGGGAAGTTCGACCTTACCCAGCCAGATTTCTTCGGCCCGCAGATCATCGTCGAAGAGGACCCATCAGGCATAGGCACGTGGTGTTCCGTGTCGGCGAACCAGCTCATCATCATCAAGAACGCTGGGGGTGCTGTAGAAATCTCCGGTGCATTGGACAACCCGACCGTCCTCCGTTTGCCTGGTATCCGTTCTACTGGTGGACTGCCGAATATAGCGGTCAGTGTCCCTGGACATAACTTCCGTTACCCTGGTGTCGCGTACGGGACTGCTGCCGGTGCATTCTTGTGGGCAGGTCTCGACAATTCGGAATCCATCAGCGAGAACCTCGACCCGTTGTTCTGGCTCTATGACCGGAACTGGCCTGGTGCAGTGTTCGGTATCGAATGCTATACAGCGAACGGCTCTACTGGCACGGGATCGTTCTATGGTATATATGGTCCTGTCGGGCGGTTCGCGTACACGCATCCGTGGTTGTTCACCCCGAACGGGTGGGTATGTGATTTCCGTTCGGACGCGTGGTGGCAGATCGAGGACCCGAACGGCGAACAGGTCCACATCACGCACTGGTACTCGTCCTCACGCCCCAGCAAGGTATGGGGGTTTAGGGCCTACATTGACGACACGAATACGTCTGCTGGCCTCGCATTCGACCTCGAACAAGGCCAACACTCCTACTATTACGAATCCCAGCCTCTCGCCAAGTCCCGTAACCGCTATATCGAATGCCGTGAAATACTCGCCACGATCGTCGGGTTAGAAGGCGACACTGTTGCGTTCACGTTGAAAGGTTACGGTGGTGAAGGTGTGACGCAGACCGTCACCTTGGCCGCGTCCGGTATGCAGGTCGTCCGTCTGAATGCCGGCCTGTTCGCGTCATGGGTACAGGTCCAGATCACGTCGACCTCCACGAACTCCGATGACGCGCCACGTGTCCTTGCAGTCTCGGTCGGCTATGTTCCGCAAGGTATCCTGTAGTGGCCGTCGCACCATTCGCTGACCGGCAACGTATTCGTCGTGTGCCTTCCACAGACCCGGCGGTCGATGAGGTATACCAGTGGGCTGACCTGCTCCTACTCCCACATCAGCCTGTTCGCACGGACCCGACACTCCCCGCGAACGCGTCGGCCCCAGGTGTATGCGTGTGGGGTTCCGCGTCCAGTGCACCTGTCCTGAACAACGGAACACTCACGGTCGCGTGCAGGTCGTTCGGTGACGTGGTGTTCTTGAACCTTGACTTGGTGATCGGTAGTACAACAACGCTTGGTACTGGTGCATGGAACTTCACGCTCCCATATGCTGCCGACACCGCGTACTACCAGTGCATTGCGGGATACGCGCATGTCAACTCGACCAACACTGCAATCAGTGGCCCGATCAACGGTGGTGGTATCGGCAGTATCTGTGACGGTGCCGGCAACATCATGGGCTCTGGCACTGGGTGGGGTACTGGCGACCAGCTCGTCCTACAAGGCTTCTACCGGCCATTGTAGGGGTTGACAGCCGTGCTAGGTTGTTCCTCAGCGTCACGCCCTCATCTGCGAAAGTGGATTGTGAGACTGGTGTGGAGAGGGCTCCCACATCAGAGCCGTCCACGGAGAGTCAACCCACTTTCTGTGTCCGTGGAAGCAGCACTAGTAGACGGGTTGTTCGGCCCCATCCTTGTGGTGGGGCCGTTCGCATTGTGACCACCTGGCTGCCGATCCTGTTGGCCTGTGTTGGTATGGCTGTGCAGGATTTCCTCGGCACGTTCCTTGTCGTCGCCGAGTCCCGTGGTCGTGCTACTCTCGCCGGGGTACTTGACGCGACCGGTGATCTGGTCAAGTATGCACTGACCACACTTATCGCGTGGGCTTTCCTACGCAACGGCGACGGGATCATCACATTATGCGCCGCAGCCACAACGTCGTTCTTTTCCACTCGGGCGGCTACTTCTCTAGCCGCGAAGCTTCTACCCAGCACATCTACGCCGAACGAGAACTGATCCGCTGTCCGCTACAACCATGTACGACGCGGAAGTTCACGCCGGCTGCTCTCGTCCAGCACTTCATGCAGTGGCACCATTCCACCGAGCATGGTGCGAAAGCTTCGGTGGCTGCGCGGCTCATGGCTCGACCGAAACACCCCACACGCGCCGACGCCCCGTAGGCACACGAACCTCGGGGCGTCGACTGGGTGCCCGTGCCACGTCCTCGAGCGGGCGGGTGCTCGTGTGGGGGGCGGACGTGGGGTGAGCACCCCTGACCGTACTCGCCCTTCCGCCAGCCCGCAAGCCCCAGGTACACTCCCACCATGACGGCGACGCTGGCGGTACTCAGAACCCGTCTCCGCAGCCGCCTCAACGAGCCCTCCCCGGCGCACTGGACTGACGTACAGCTCGGGGACTGGATCAACGAGGGTGCACGTGAGGTCGCGCGCCAGGCCGAATGCCTCTCCGACACGGGCACTGTCAGCGTCACGGCCGGCGTACGCGACTATTCGCTCAGCACCCTCTCCCCGCAACCTCTACGCATCCATCGTGTCGAGTATGAGGAAACAGGCAGCGACCTGTTGTACCCGCTCGAATACCGTGACTACAACACGATGGATAACGTGTGGGGTGCATACCAGAAAATCTCATCCGGCAGGACCGCGTACTGGACTGCATGGGGGTACTTCCCGAATATCTCTGTCGTGCTGTACCCTATCCCGCAGTCGAACGCGACCCTCACCCTCTACTACTACCGCAACCCGACACCTGTCGCGACGGACGGTACCGGTGACACTGATGTCGTCGAGTGTCCTGATGGCTGGGAGGACTGCATCGTCGACTACGCGGAATACCGCGCGATGCGCAACGACAAGCAACAGAACTGGACGGACGCACAGACCGAGTTCCAGAACCGTCTGACGCAGCTCATCAATATTACGACCCGGCCCGATGACGCGACAGGTCTTATCACGACACCGACTGGTGGGTTCATTCCCGGTTGGTTGGCGAACCCGGATTACTAGGCTCAACAATGTCGATCAATAACCTTCTCCCTTCAACCAGCTACACACCATCCGCCTCGGCCACGCAGGCTGTACCGTTCTCGAAAGGTACAGCACCGGGTGCTGGTCCTACCACTCCAGTCAATTCTCCTGGCGCGATCGCGAACCCGTTCGGCAGTGCTGCCGGTACTGCCCAACCTGCAGCCCAAAACCTCGCGTCGCCGTCTGGTTCGGGTCAAGGTGATCCGGGCGGTCTGTGGGGCGTGATTTCTAGCGGTCTCGGTGCGATCCCTTCCGATGTTGCGGCAGCGTTCGGCCAGCCAGTCGCGTCCTCGAACCCTTACACGTCGGTCATCAGCCAGACCGGTGATCTTGCTGCTGGTATCGCTAACGCGCAGAATTCGCAACTCTCCGCACAGGAACAGGCGCTCGGTAATCAGCTCCTCGCGTCGGGTACTGCCGCGAATGCTGGCGCATCATCCGGTAGCGGTGTTGCTGCCCAGGCTGCCGCGCTCGCGAACCAGATCGCAGCCTTACACGTCCAGCAGAATAATCTTGACGCTGGCTATACGCGCCAGCAACTCGCGCAGATTCCGATGCTCACGGCTCTCAACAAGAATGATTACGCGTCGGCGCTCGCGAACATCACTGCACAGCAGGGCGCGGCGAAGATTAGTGCAGCTCAGCAACGCGCCCAGTTGCTCAGTGACGCGGCGCAACGTGGGGCGATGACAGCGCAAGGTACGGGCCTCGGACTCAATCAGCTATCTGCCGCCCTTGTCAAACAACTCCAGCAGTATTCGACGCAGACCACGAACGCGTCCGACACCTACCATAAGAACTTACTGGACCTGCAGAAAACTCAGGGCGGTCTGCAGGAAGCACTCCAGAAACTCGCGCTGCAGAACCAGATCGATACACTCACGGGTAAAGCGTCAGGTCTGTCTGGCTCGACACCGAACCCGCTCGCTGGTCTCGCGTCATTCCTGAAGCAGCAGGACATCTCCCAGCAACTGTCCGGTCTCGAATCACAGCAGGTCTCACCAGAACAACTCCAATTCCAATTGTTGACGGGCTATGGGCAGATCAGCCAACTGTTCGGGCAGGACATGGCGACCCAATGGTTGCTTGGTCAGTTCGCCGCGTACGGCATCCAAATCCCCGGCTTCACCGCACCACAATATCAGCCTGGTTCTACGGTCGGCGTCGGTGGCGGCGGCAGCAAGCTCACGTAGGTAGAGGGTTATGACCTTCAATTTCGGTGGTATCATCCCCCAAGCACCGGCAGCACAGCCACCGTACGCTGGTGGGTTCAATTTCTTCAACTCGCCTGTTATGGGTGAGCCTAACCAGGCGCTTAGTGGCCTCCTTGGTTCACCGACTACAGGTGCGAGCAACCTGGCTGGTGGTCTGCCAGGTGTTGGTGGCGTAGGTGAACTGACAGCCAATGATGCACTCGGTGCATTGTCGTCGTTGGGTGGTAGTGCTGCCGGTGGTGAAGCTGGCGGCATTCTTGGAGGAAGTGGAGTAGGTATCGGCGGGGGTATAGGGGCAGATATTGCAGGTGCCGGTGCGGCTGGTGAAGGTGGCAGTTTTCTGTCGGGTCTTGTACCGTCCCTATCTGGTGCATCGCTTTCTGCAACAGGCGGTCCTCTCGCGCTCGGCGGTCTCGGCAAGTTCGCGATCGACCGTCTGCCGTTCATCCCCGGCAGTGCAGACAAGGCCGGTTCTGCCAAGTCCGTTCTTGGTGATGCTGCTGTTGGTGCTGGTATCGGTGCTGCTGCAGGATCGGTGATCCCTGTACTCGGTACCGGGATCGGTGCTGCACTTGGTGGTGTTGGTGGGGGTCTGTTCGGATGGTTGCACCATAGTGGCCCGACCCCAACCCAACAGGCACAAACCACCGAATCTCTCGACCAACGCAACTATAACAGCCTATTCAACACTGTCGCGTCGACTGGCCCGACAGGTCAGGCTGCAGCCCAGCAGCTCGACGCGTTACTCCGCGTCCAGATGGGTCAGGCTGCCGACCAGAATGGTAAGATCGACCCGAAAACCCAAGCACAAATCTACCAGACCTACACCCAGCAACTCGGCCAAGTGTTCACTCAGGCCCTCCAGCAGGACACCGCCCAGCGCACCTTACAGAACAACGTCTCGTCGTTCCTGTCGGCATTCCAGCAGTACCAGGCATCGTCGCCGTTCAAAGCCCAACAGGCTCAGTACGCGCAGCAGCAAGCCGCGCAGAATGCGTACCTGTCGAAGCTCGCCGCCCAACTCGCACCAGCACAACGGGACTACGCGAACTATCTCGTCGGCCAGAACCAGTCGAATGCACTCGCGACCGAACAGCAACAGAACGCGCAGAATGCAGAACTGCCATACCAGTTGGCGTTGCAACTCGCGGGTGTGAACTTGTCGCCCACCACCTCCACGTCGAAGTCTTCATCCTCGTCGTCCACTTCCAAGTCGGCGGCGACGACGGCAGCGACGAACTCGACGGCCCCGACACCCGCGCAGATACTCTCGTCGCTCACGTCTCCTACAACGCCGGCCACGCTCTCCGCGAACGCGTCCTCGGCCTCGGGTCAGTCTGACCTGCTCGCCCAGCTCGCGGCCCTCCAGTAGGCCCGTGCGATGGCGGCGAACCTCGGGGCGCTGTTTGCGGGGCCGCAGCCCGTCGCGCCGATCCAGCTCCAACCGGCGGACGGTTCTGCACTGACGCCGGCCGGCCTCGCCGCCGGGCTCAGCACGCCGACCACCACACCGACGACGCCGCTTGCTACTGCGCTGAACCAGATCGTCGGCACGCTCCCACAGCCTGCCGTCACCCCCACACAGCTCACGTCCCTGTTGAACGGCACGAACACGCTCGGCGCGCCACCGGCATCGAATGCTGCGTCGGTCAACCCGTTCGCGACTATCGGTGGGCAACCGCTCGACACGAACGCGCCGACCGCACTGAAACAGTACGCAAAGAAATACAGTACCCTGCTCCCACAACTGCAGGCTGCAGGCATCCAGCCGATGTACTTGAATGCGCTCGCCCAACTCGACGCCGGTAGGGTCTCGCGTGGTTCTGCCCCCCTCACCACAGCACAGACCCTTGGCGCACTCCAAACAGCGATCACCCATCAGGCTGCTACACCATCACCGAAAACTTCCTGGTGGGATCTGCCAGTCAATGCGTACCATGACCTATCCAACATTGTCTCATCCGTCCCCGAGATACCTGCAACATTGATCGGTGAGGCTGAACACTTCGGTCAAATCCCTGGTGATGTGTCGACTGCCCTCGCAACATCAGGTGGTATCGGTGCGAAACTGAAGGCACTCTCTGGTGTCCCTGGCATCAACCTGATCCCTGGCGTGCATACTGCTGCTGATGTACTGTCGGGAGACTTTGGGGATATTGCACGCCATCCGGTCAGCACGTTACTCGACGTGTTGCCGGCATCGAAAGAACTCGGCGTCGGTGAAGCTATTTCGGACTCTGCCATTGGCGATGCAGCCCGCAGTGCAACAGACACTCTCGGCTCGACACGTATCGGACAGATCGCACAGCAACTGTGGGGTAGCCAGTCGCGTCAGATGTCGATCATGGCATCAGGTGTCGCGGAACGCGTCAAAGAATCCCTCAACCCTGCTATCGCGTCCCCCGACCTACTCGACAACATCGCTAAAGACAGCGTGAAGTGGGCACAGGATTGGCACGCGCAGATCGCCCCCGACCGCGTCCGGTACCTCACCGACGCGGCCGAGTCGGGTACCTGGGCAACCGACCCTACCCTCACTCCACCAGAACTCGCTGCACTGCATGACTACCGCGATATCGCCGCACGGTACGCCCAGTACGGTGAGGACAACAATCTCCTGACCCAGCAACAGTGGCTTGGCGGACAGGAAGTATTCACGCCACAACAAGCGAAACAGCTCCTGAACTATCGGGCAGTACAAGCACGCTATGAGGCGTTCACGCCGGTCGCGAATGCACTACGCGCGGCCTATGCGCCGCTCACGTCCGACGCACGGTTCGCGGCCCTTACCGACACACCCGACTCGATCCGCAGCCTTGTCGACAACGCGAAAGAATACATCAATTCATCTGCACCGGCAACTTCTAAACGGGCTCTGCTCCAGGGGCTGAACTATGTCTACGACACCTACGGGTACCAACTACCGGATGGTTATAAGAGTCTCGTCAATAGTGGTCAATTCGCACAGGCGCACGACCTGCTTGACACCAACCCGATTGTACGGCTGGATAACCCCCCACCACCCGACCAGCTTGCAAGTTCACCTTGGCTTACTCGCGCGTCGAAGTACACCGACGCCGGCCTCGCGCGCGTCCGTAGCCTCGTCGGTAGCCGAGAGATTGCACTAACACCCGCACGTTGGTCGCCGGTCGTGGAGGACGCGATCAAGTCGTCGGTCGGCCAAGCCCTCACCGACCGTGGGTTCCTGCTCACCGACAACCCGAACTACGACCTGTATAACAGCTACGTGCAGAACGGGCTGTACCAGTACGCGATCAAAGACGGTCTAATCACGTCACAGGAACTATCGGGTTGGATGAACGACGCACGTCAGGCTGTTCTCGACGCGAAGCAACAGGGCCTCGACCCCTTGTTTATGCATCGCATCGGGCTTAGCCAGGTCCAAGAGACCAACTTCCCGAAACCTCTGCGTACCATCGACGAGAACTACATTCCGAATCCGACCCAGGTGCGCGCGCGCACCCTCGCCAGCGCCCCATACGTCCATGATCTCGCGGTCGGTCTCACCCACCAGGGCCTAGAGTGGCTGAACTTGCGGAATGCGAAGTCATTCCTACAGGACTTCCTACGCACTACCCCGGCAGATGGAGAAACAGTTGCACCGTTCGCGCGCACCGAGGCCGACCTTCGAGCCCAATACAACGGTTCCGGTACTGCACTGCGCACACTCTCCCAGTCTCCGTTCGTCGACCATGACGCTGCTGTCCGGTCTGCCATACAGCGCGAATGGGTCAAGTACCCTGTTGAGACCCTTCCACAGGACGTGAAACAGGCCCTCGGTGTGCAGTCCAGCCTCGACCCGAATGCGCCGTGGCTACCGAAACCAGTAATGAACAACCTAAAACTGTTCATCAACCCGCCAGAACTCCCGCGCGCGTTCGATCTGCCCACCACACTGTTCCGCAACAGCGTCCTCGGCCTGTCCCCGCGGTTCCTACTCAACCACTTGGTTGGTGGCTTCATTCTCACCTCGGCCGAATCCTCACCTCTCACTGTAATGAAATACCTGTCGGACGCGCGCGACATCGTGAACGCTGCGCACGACGGGGATTTCAGCAACCTGCCCGAGTCCTTCCGTAGTACGTTTGGCAGTGTCGGTGACCCGCTGATCGAGTGGAACATCTCACATGGTGGGAAGCTCGCGGACATGACCCAAGCATTTCGTGAGAACCCTGCTGTGCAGGCTGTCTCACACGGCACTACACGTATCCTCGACTCTAGCTATAACCTCGTGTCGCACATCACCGACATGTACCGGACGATCAACTACTTGTACGGCCATGATGAAGCCCTCAAGGACGGCTTGTCCGAGACCGAGGCGCAGGCTGCCGGCGAACAACTCGCGCGTAAAGTGATCTTGTCGTGGGATAACCAGACCCCACTTGAACGCGTCGCACTCAAATCTGTCCTGCCGTTCTATGGGTTCACGCAGCAGATTCTCCGCTACGCGTACCACTACCCGATCGACCATCCGTTCCGTGCTGCTGTCGTCGCATCGGTCGCCCGCACTGAACTGAACGATCTCGGTACTGGCCTACCACAGTCCCTGCTCGGCACGTTCATGCTCGGCCATCCGGACGCGCAAGGCAACGTGAAGGAACTCGCGCTCAATACACTCAACCCGTTCAAAGATGTCGCGAACTACATGACGTTGGCTGGGCTTCTATCCGGCTCGAACCCGATCATCTCCACGGCACTTGAACAGCTCGGCGTGAACTTGCAGGGTGGTGGCACGAACCTCTACCCGAACGTCTCGTATGACGCGCAGACCGGCAAACTGACAGCCTCGCACCCGAACCCGATCACGAACTTCCTGTACAACACGATCCCGCAGACACAAATCCTCACCGGGTTGCTATCCAAAGGTTCGGAACTCAAAGCCCTCCTCTCTGCTGATCCAAGTGCCGCGTCACGTCTCGTCATGTCGCAGGCTGGCCTCCCGGTCATTTACCAGACCAACAACATCATCCAGCAGCAGTACAAGGATGAGGTGAACCGTGAGACTGCCCAATCCACAGCCCTCTCCAACTCCCTCAAATCCGGTAACTGGCGGGGTGCCTTAGCATACCCGCAACTCGCGCCGGTCCTCGGCCAGGTCCAGCAACTCCAGTCTGATAACGCACTCGACTACTACAACACTGGCGAGCAGGTCAGGCAAATCCAGCAGCTTATTCTCAACACCATCCAGGGTGGCGGCACGAACAACACTGGAGCAGGTGGTGTGAATGTCCCTACAGCAGCCTAGTCTACCCAACCCCACCCCACATATTCCGACCCTCACACGCGATCAGGTCAGCGACATCTTTCTGACGTACGGTGGTGCTGGTCGGAAACATTCCACGTACCATCCTCTCGGCCGCGTTATGTACCGACGTCACATGACCGTCGGGGCACTGTCGCGCGCGACGAACATCAACCGGGTCACGATCTCGAACTACCTGTGTGGTGACCGGCCGTTACGATCACAGCAGCATATCCGTGCGATGGCCTATGCTCTCGGTGCCCGTGTTGTCGATATCCTCACCGTAGAGGAAGCCGCCCACCTGCAGATCACTCTCCCCGACGACGCGACTTGTACCACGGACATCTGGAATGCCGATCCGGCACGTGAAGATGGACGGAGTAGAACATGAGCCCTTTTGTTCGTGTTCTCACGTCTGTTACTAGCATACTCGCGACGTTCGGCGTGTTTCTGCTCGGGATGCTGGTCGCGGCGAATAACAGTGCGGCGTCATCGAACTATCTCTCTACTGCCATTATTGTAACCCTCTTGTCGGCCTTCGCGGTATTCCAAGGCTGGCATGTAAACAAGACGCTCGATACGCGTGATCGGGTGTCTGAAGTGAACGGGAATGTCAAGCTCATCATGTACGCTCTCGGCATCCATGAGGACAAAGAATGACCCCACTCCCGTTACTCCCGTTCAAACCTCGCACTATCGCTATCAGTATCCTCGTTATCGCACTTATCCTCGGTGGCGTGTTCACCGTCACTGCTTATTGGCATCAGCATAACAAGTTACAGGCTCAGGCTGCACAGAACGCGACACTCACCCACCAGCTCCAACGTGCCGTGTTGGCCGAGAATGCTGATCGGCTAGAGGCACGTGTCGCGACCTGTAATGCGTTCAACGACGCGCAGGATGCCGAGATCGCATGGGACCGTGTGCAGTTCTCGGTCGCGGTCGCGCATTCACGTATACCGATCAGTGCTGCCGACAAGAAGAAGTACGACGCGCTGATCGTGAAATACCATCCGAAACGGGACTGTACGGTGGCCGGGATCAAGAAGTTCTATGCAGCTGAAGGTTGAGCACTACACCACGCGTGCCCATAACACCGTCAGTTTCCGCGCGTGCCTCGACCTGACCACTTTCTCCACCAAGTCGACATGCCTATCGCACGCGTAGCACGTCTCGTTACCGCACTGCAGACGCCAGTCGGGCGGCTCATCGCACCATCTGCACGGCTTCGCAAACTCGCGCGGGACTTTACCGACTGCGCGGCCGGCATCATCGTGACGTTGTGGCATTCTCGATCCACTTAGCACGCTGCCGACGCCACTTCATTCCACACTCGTCCATGTGCACGTCACAGTATGCGACAGCATCCTGGTCGTAGTGCACGTTCCCTTTCACCCCGCACACGACACAGTGCGGCCTCAACCACCTGGCGAACCCTACCTCGTCGTCCGCCACACTGAAGTCTGACATGCTAAACGGGTCAGGTTCGGTCTCGACACACCACCTGAACCTCTCCATCCAGCCCTGCAGCCTCGGCATACTCTCGACACCCAGCCCGACGCCGCGCACGTTGCCGAGCGCCATGCACCACACGCCACTCACGGTCCCGTCAGCCTGCAGGTCGACCGCATTCCCCCACACATGACTCCACCCACACACGGTCATCGGCGCAAGGTCATCCCGCCATGCCAACCATCCCTGGTCGACGAACATGACCGGTGGGTACTGCAGGGCCTCCAACTGTTGCCAGAGCCGATGCCTACACGCGCGCGCCGCGGTGATGGTCGGCATGACGGGCGGCAGGTTCGGGTCGCCACCAGGGCAGCTCACCCACCCGAGCACCGGCACGGCACCGCGCGCGTAGTCGGGGCAGAGCGCGGTGAGCACGCGGTGGGTCTCGGTCGACAGCCGAGGGTTCGGGACGACCACAACCCACGGTGGCGGCACAGAGGCGTCACACGTCGCCGGCAGGTGGGTGTTCGGGCTGCAGGCACAGTCGGTGCAGGAGAGCACGTCTAAGCGCACCTGGAGGCGTTTGCGAAGATCGTGGGCTGGGCGGATATAGGTGGCGAACTCGAACTGGACAGCCTGGTCTGCCGTCATCGCACTACACGCTCGTCAATGAATCGACATACGCCTGTGTTGCGGGGTGTTCGACCACAGTCCCGCCACTCAACTGTACCTGTGCGCAGTGTTCTTTGTGTACGGCGTCGTCCTGGAATAGGTGTTTCGTACCGGCGAACTGGTCGACAACCCAGCGACTCGGCAGCGGGTTGCCGTGCTCATCCTGCACGTACACGATCAAACAGGGGTTCATCTCGTCCTCCGGTACTGGTATAGGTTTATAGTTGTGCTGGCCGTAGTCCACGCTCAGCACGTCGTTCTCGTCGACGCCGCCGAACTGCAACACGTGGCTAGTGCGCTGGTGGAGGACACATGCACTATACACTGTGCCGCTCCCCCAAAACCCATTACTCTCTGTCTGCCACGGGTACTTGATGAGCCCGACACTGTGCAGTGCACTCAGACTCCCACCGTCAGCGTACAGGCCGCCATTCTGCTCCTGTCCTGCACCGATGTTGAACCCATGCGCGTAGTCCATCAGCACGGGTACGTCAGTCTGCAGGACATCGGTGTCGGCACTCGCATAGATCGTCGCGCCTGTACCATACCCTATACTCGTTGCCCCAGCACGGTACCCTGTGCCGTCTTTCACCCCAGCACTGTACCCGCCACGCCAGTCCTGTGTGCCACGTTCCCCGACCAGCACCAGGGTCATGTCCTGGTCCTCTAGTGCTTTCACCTCGTCGGCAGTGCAGGTTTTGGCAGGGTCGACGTTCGGGCCAGGGCAGTATCGTACCCAGCCGACCGCGCCGGCAGCTTTGCCTGCAGTGGCATTGGACCGCGCGTACGAGTCGAAGATGATCGGGTACGGCCAAGTCATTTCGGATGCCTTCGCTGTTGCCTGTTGCCTTGCGCGTGGTTCTGTCCGAGCACTACGCCACCGAACCTATCCTGTACATCCCCAACTTCTCCGGCAGCGATCGCGGCAGCAGCTTCGGCGTTCCCTTGCACGATCTGTGCTTTCCGAATCTCTGCCTGCATCTCGGGGGTAAAGGCGTTCTCCAAGAACTCTGCGATCTTCCGTTCGGTCATTAGCTTCCATTTCAGGAACGCGCAGTCGTCGTCGGGGCAGAGCAGTTTGAACAGGGCCTCGAATGCAAAGTCGGGGTTCAACTGCACCCCGACACCTTGCACGGCGAGCTGTTCGACGAGAGCCTTGTTGCCGTCCTGTTGGTGCTGGATGGCGTGATGGTACCATTCGGCACTCTGGCCTACGTGTGCATCATCGTCAGCCACCGAACACCTCCAGTAATCGTTCTGCCTTCACTTTACCTACACCCTTCAGCCCTGTCAAACTTTCCACGGTCACTTCGTCCTTCCACCTGAACGGACTCCCACTAAACCTCTCGACCAGTGCATGGGCCAGTTTCGGTCCGACGCCAGGCATCCCTTGCAGCACCCACTCGACATACTCCTCGTTCGTCGCGGTCCCCCATGCTGGTGCCGGCGGTCCACTCCGCGCAACCAGTGCACTGTGTGTGTCTTTGTTGCACCAGTGTTCCCAGGCCGCTACCAGTCCACCGGTCTCGCGTGCATCTTCGGTCCACTCGACCCATACCCCTCTAGCCCTCACCGACCACAGGTACCCGTAGTGCGCTGTTCTGTTCCACCTCGTCGGCCCGACCCAGTACCCGTCTTCAGTCCATTGCGGCCGGCCCTCAATGCACAGCACAGCTTGCTCTAACTGGACCATCTGGCCGAGTTCTTTCGCTAACCGCCCATCCATCACACTCGCAACGAAATCCCCGAACTCTTTGCGCTGCACACCGTACAGCCTGCCGCGTGCCTGGAACATGAAGTCGCAGCCGTGCGTCTCGGGGATGCTAGAGACGTGGCCGAGGGTTCGGAACAGGGGTTCGGTCGGGGAGATGATGATAGTCAAAGTCTACACCATTGGTACCAGAGGTATAGTGCATCTTCGGGTGTCCAGTTGGGGATCAGTTCAGTAACGGCCCAGTCGGCGTATTCCATTGCTTCGGCCATACCTGCACCGTTATTGACGGCCCAAGCGTATAGCTTAGCATGGTTTAGGCTACCTGGCTGGTACTCTGAGTCATCGTCCATATCTACAGTATACACCTACTGTCAAGTTGTCTGTAGAGTCCAGCCTGCAACCTGCACCATGTAGTTCGTCGCCCAGTCGTTCCACGCGACCCGATCCATCTCCACTCTCCCCCTGTCCTTCACGGTAGTCATCGTCCATGACCCTCCACCTACCCCCCGCGTCTTATCTGCCAGCAACACAGTCTGGAACCTGTGTGCCAAATGCTTCTGCCCGACCGGCTTGAAGCCGATCGGGCTCAACAGTGCATCGGTCGCCTTATCGCCGGCCCCTGACGCGTATTTGTCGGCAGCAGCAGTGCAGAACACGTGCCCGTTACACCGCAGCATCGCGGTCTCTAGTTTGTGGTACTGTTGGTTGATGACTGACCAGTCCATCCAGCCGTCCAGCAGCTCCAGCGACTTCTCATTCCCCGATTTCGCCTGACGCATCTGCAGCGCATAGTCCGCGAGGTCAACACCGTGGACTTTCTCGATGAACCAGTCCTGTACGAGTTTCCACGAGTCGCCGAACAGGTCCCCTACAAGCCAGTCGTTCGCTTGCAAGCCCTTGGCCAGTTCACTGTACCTGGCTAACAGTTCTTCCCAGTCCCATATCCGCACCGTCTGCACGTTTCCTGCCGCGCGCACGTCCATGAACTCTGTATCTAACAGCCGGTCGTAGCTGACATCGTTCACTTCCAGCACGTAGAATGTGCTGGTCGGGCATCGACGCGCGAGGTGTAGGATCGCGGTCGTCTTGCCGCTGCCTGGAGGACCGTATACCAGTACACGTTCCCGGCTTGCGTAGGGACTGTGCAGTGTGACGGTCACTTGCCACCAACCTGCGTGATCGTGAAGTAATCCTTCGTGTACGCTTTCCTCTCGACCGTTGCAGCAGGCACTTTCTCGTGGTGCCATTTTACGATCATCTTGCCAGCCCGCGTCACCATCCCTGCCTCTGCTCTACCGATCTCTCGCACGTAGTCCTTCAGTGCTTGTTCGGCTTGTTTCTGTGCCTCTGCCGGCACTTTCGCATACTCGCGCTTCTTGTTCACTTCGCGGATCAGATCCTCTAGCTTGCTGTCGTCCAGCACGAGCACATCGTTGTCGATCTTCTCGGCGTGGAACTGATAGTACGGGCATGGATACTCGCCTTTCGTGCAATCATCCTTCGGCATCCCTTGCTTCGCCAGCAGCTCCAGGCTGAGCACGCGTTGCATGATGGTGATGAGTGGCGTCATGCTTTCGGCGTACCATCTGAACGAAATCCCCTGCACGTCGCCGTTGTCGTCCTTCTCGCCGACGACGAAACAGATCGGCAGTTTGCCCAACGCGTAGTGGTACACACTGGTCTGCAGTGCGTACTTATCCCACAGTCCACCCTCGGGAAATCTACTGGGGAACTTCGCGGACTTCTCCCACTCGCTGTACAGTTGCTTGCCGAGTGCTTTCGCCTCGACCAAGTATCTGTTCGGCCCGTGCTGGATGATCCCGTCGATATGGCCGCGTACTACCGCCCCGCCGACTTCCAACTCCACCTGCATCTGGTCGTCACTGGCCTGCATCACCATCTGCGGGTTGGCTTCGAGCAGCTTGCCCATAATCACCGGCTCGTTCTTGTGCCCTTCATCGAACCGGGCCTGCATCGCGGCGGGCGGTGGTGCGCCCTCGACGCCATGCAAGGCGAGCATGAGGGCTGTGTCGCACATGCCGAGGGCACTGGCCCTATACACGTGCTTGCCGGTGGCCTGGTCTACATACGCGATCGGTGCGTCGCTCACTGGTCGCCCCTGGCGGGTACCTGCGCGACACCTCTGCAGGGTGCCGACCAACTCTGGACCAGGGGCGACCAGAATGACAAACAGCCCCACCCCGTTCCACCGTGGCGCGTAGCCAGAGTCCTACTTGGGGTGGGGCTGTCGACCGCTACGTGGCAGGGACCAGCTACCTGCTCACGTGCGCGTAGCGCGTCTCTGCTCTCCTGCGTTACGCAGTGACGTACCGCGCGTACAACTTCGACCGCTTCGGGTTCTCGTCGGAACGCTGGCCCTTGAACTCGTAACTCCCCTGTCCATCGCTCACCAAGTCCAGCAGTTCGCCGCCGACCTGTTCCTGATGGCCGTCCGCGTGGGTCTTGGTGTACATCGGCTGCACGGCCTCGGTGAGGAACGTCGCGGTCCTCTTGGCCGTGGTACCAGCACCGTAGTCGGCGAGTTGGAACCATACACCAGGCGCGGCCTTGATCTTCTCCAGGTCGTCCTTGAAACGCTGCTCGCGGGTCGTGCCGCCGACGAGGTTGCTGGTGGCACGCGTCACGGTCGGGAGCGTGTCGCCGACCTGCACGAGGCCGAACACGGGCTTTTCCTTCGGGACCTTCGTGCCGTTGCTGTCGGCAGGTGCAGCAGCAGTCCCACCATCGGCGGGCAGTTCGGTTTCGGTGGCCGTCATGGCACTCACTTTCACGTAGAATGGATGATGCCATCACGATACCTCGTTCGTTTGTCCCATGCAAGTTGATTTCGTGGAGGGCCAGTGCTGGGTGAGCACTGGCCCTCCATTCGCTGGCTTACTCCGCCTGCGATGCTGTCCTCACGCACCCGACCGTGCCGCGGCGTAGAACTGCTCATCCAGCAGCAGTGCCGTGGCCTGCGGGTTATCAGCCACACCTGGCACTTTCAGCCCTTCCTGCATGTAGCTGTTCTGGTCGGCGGATTGGCGCGCGACCTGCTGGAGGGCCTGGACGATCATCGGGTCGACACCGTTACCGTTCACCTGCAGGGACTGTTGTGCCGGCATTGGGGTCTGAGCCATCGGGGCTTGCACGGCGGCCACCTGCTGCACGACAGGCTGCGGAGTGAATGCCGCGCTTGCTTGTGGGCCACCGACACCCTGCACGCCGAGGAACGCGGTCGGCAGCAACGTGCTCCTCGTCAAATCCGGCTGTGCGACGCCGTTCACCGGCCGTTGCGGGAAGGTCTGTTCGACGCTCTCCACGTGCCACGCGGTCCCGACCCACACTGCCGCGTTCGTTGCCGGCCCCCGCTGTGCCAATGTCGGGCCGGCGAGTTTGATGGCCCTCGACAGCCATTCCCCGTACGCGGTGTTCGGGTGGATTTTCTTCGGCTTGCCACTATCATGCACCATCTGCAGGCCACCACCACCGGGAGCCCAGCCTTTCCCGCACGGCAAGAACTGCTCGCCGCTCTCCCCCGTGCTGGTCTGGTATTCCAGCACCAGTACCAAGGTCTGTGCGTTGTGGTATTCGGCCCTGAACTGGAAGCTGGCATTGAGGATCGTGATGTCCTCGTTGTCGAGCATCCCCGAGCCGGTCTCCCAGCCCTCGAACGTCTGGCCCTCGAAGGGCAATCCGGTCGTCACTTGGTGTTCTCCATTCATGTTGTTGGATTGCCCCAAGTTCGACACTTAGGACATTGGTCTAGCTCTTGTGGAACTTTCTGGCAGATGCGCACGGTTTCCCCATGCCCTGATGTGCGCTGGTCGCGTAGGTTGATGCCGCATAAGGTCATGTCGCCGCTGCGGATATGTGCCATTGTTTTCAGTGGTCGGTCGATCCACACCCACGGGTTGTTCATGCCAACAACCACCTCACGTCGTTGTTCATGTCCAGTGCTTCGACCCACCATCTCGGTAACAAATGCCTCGATTTCCGCCACACGTTCTGCACGAACTGCACGTCGAGCACATAGCTCATCGCCCAGTCGTCGGCACTGCGCACCCCACGCCCGGTCATCTGCACGAGACTGCGGATAGCTTGCACCGTGTACCACATTTGGCCTTCGCGCCCGCGGTGCATTCTGGCAGCGACCTGTGCGTCACCTAAGTATGGGAATGGGACTTTGCAGATGATGATGACTCTGCAGTTGTCTCCGTGTAGGTCAATTCCACGTTCCAGTGATGGTGAGATGAGGACTGCTCGCTCTCTTGCGCGGTATCGTTCAACGGCAAGGCTCTTTCCTGCAGCAGTGTCGTGCGTAAACACTGGACGATCTGATCCCGCACGTAGCGCATCTGCAATATGTCTTGTGAGCCCGTAACTGACACTGTGAATGAGCACCCGCTCGGATGAGTGGCGCGTGCAGATGTTCGTAACTGCCTTCGCTGCGGCATCCCACTGTCTCGCTTTCTTCGTCATATCTGCTACCGGTGCGACAATCACGCGTCGGTTCTCGACTGGAAACGTCATCGGGCACGTAACGACCTCAAACTCGCCGCGCGCCTTCCCGAGGCTCCCCATCATCTCATCTGCACTCACCACCGTCGCGGACATCAGCAGCCATCTGTGCGCGTGTTTCCACAGTGCACCCTCGGCTAGTTGGTCCACAACGATCGGCCTCAGCACGAGTGGCTTATGATCGTTACCGTTATCTCGCACCCACATACTCGCGTCGGCTTCGAGCATCCCGCCGACCAACCTGGCACGTTCCCCGAGTGCATCGAGTGCTTTCAACGTCCGAATGTTCTGCACTGTCACGCTTTTCACTGTGTACTCGCCGCGTGCTTTGTTGACTGCCGGCCGCAACATGTCCCGAATCCACGTGGCGATCGTCGGCATATGGCTGCCTTTGACCGGCACGCTGTCCACTACCCCGAGTCGTTCGGCCATACGTTCGGTCAGCTCGAACGTCACATACCCCATCAACTGTTGTTCGAGCGTGTCGGCCTCATCCACCACGCACAGCGCACGATCCCGAAACTCGCCCGGGCCATTACATTCAGCCAACAGATAACTGGTGTTCAGTACAGCGCAGTCCGCGGTGCGTGCTTCCCGTTTCGCGATCTGGTATGGACATCGGCTGGTGACAGTGCACCATGAACAGAAATCTTGGTCACGGTCACAGTCTGCCGCGGTCACCTCATCGCCGCCGTCGAGTGTGTCGTAGTTCGACCTACCTTTCAGCACTCGGCTTGCTGGGTAGTCGCGCGTGAACTGGTCCTGTAGTCCTTTGTCGCTGCACACGTACAGTCGTTTGGCTTCTAGTAGCCTCGCAACCATCTCGGCTATGAGCGTTTTCCCGCTACCAGTAGGGGCGTCAAGCACCACAACATCGACACGGTTGAATGCTTCGACGATCTGGTGCGCGGCGGTCCACTGCCACGGTCGGAACCTGTCAACCCATGTCGGGTAGGGTTCTGCCCATTGGTCGGACTGCGGGAACAGGAGTGGAAGTGTCACGTCAGACGGTGATCAAGCAACCGCGGTAGTTGGCGCGGACGGTGCGGATAGGTGACTCATGGCGCGCGCGGTAGTTATCGTTGATTACAACTACCTCATCGTCGGGATCGGCTAGAGCAAGTTGTTCTTGAAGCTCTCGTACTTTCATTCCGTTGATCCCTTCACTCGGCCCTGTACTGCACTGATTTTGTCCTCGTAGTCGCTCGCCATCTTGATCAGCTCTGCACTAAAAGGACTCGGTACACTTTTCGCCTTCTCGCGCAACTCCATGATGTTCTCTATCACCATGTCGTACAGGCCCTCACTGAAAGCTAACTCCAGTGTCTCGCGATGTGCACCGGGCAACTCTCTCAACTGCTGGATATGTTGCAGCCGTTCCCCCGCCTTCACTGCCAACCATGTAACAGCCCAGTGTGCAGGCCAGTCACTGACGTCGACTTGGTTCTCTGACCAGTAATGCAGCCTGTGCACCATTGCATCACGTATGAACGCGGCCGGCGAGTCATACCCAGGTATCCGCCCTTCACCGACTAGTGCACAGGCACGTTCCCATAGGTGTGGTGGCATACTGATCCTGTGGGAATCTTTGTGCCCTCGGCTGTCGGTTGCACGCGTATAGGTCTCGCGAGCGTCATATTCGCCCGCGACGACCCATGACGCGTCAAGCTCTTGGTCTGACACGTATGCTTCGTTCTATTTGGCTGGTCTGGCTGGTCTACTGCTGGTCGAGCACTTGTTTGTGGATTTGGAGCACCTTGAGCATTTCGCTCAAGTCCATTCCACTCAAGGGAGGCCGACCGTACGCCTGGAAGTTCGCAACGTCAAGAGCCAGGGCCGCTTTTTCTTTGGCGGCTACGCGTCGAGCCCGTGTATCGTTCCGTTTGGCCCTCTTACACAGCTCGCACCTACACCCATAGTTATTGTAGGTAGATACACGCGCGTGGCGTAGTCGTACCTGTCCAGCACGGTTTAGTGCTGTACGATTGGTTCGGCGCGTGGTCTGATATTCGGCTTCAGCACTCTTGCACGCGTCGCATCTACACCCGAGGTTGTTGTAGCCGTTGCGCGTTCCGTGGCGAGTATCACCTGGATCGAGGGCCATAATGGCAGGAGAATACCGTTGAATACTTTGCCAGTCCAGAGAAATATTTGGGACATCACCTCTCGAAATCTGTAGGTGATGTCCCATAGTGTATTCAACTTGGCGTGCCCGGTATCGTTCTACTTGTCCGAAGTTATAACCCTCGAATACCCTAGAAATCTATTACGATATACAGTGCGCGCCTCTCCACTATATCACAGATACCCAAAAGTCAACCCGTGCCGCCGTGCCATCAAATCGTTCTACTCACTTCGCGCGTAAGATGGCACGGCGGCACGGACCCTATGTACCGATTTCGCCTACTTGACGGCGCGCGTATGATTTTCGGAGCGAAGCGATGCCGAAGGAAGCGGACCGCGCGAGTGGCCGGGCGTCGAGCTTGGAATGCGACAACGCAAACGACCCCGAGGTGTTGGCCTCGGGGTCGTTTGGTTTCGGTGCCAACCGATATAGTCGGCCTGGTATCGTTCTACTTGCGCGCTGGACCCGGGAACCATATCCAACCGGGTAGCGGGAAACCGTCAGCATCCATCAAGTCGTCGCGGTCGTCGACCGTCTCGGCAATGTCAGCTTTCCCGCTGTAGACGCCACACATTCCATCGACGTAGTAGGGCTCACGCGTATCTGTGTGAACTAGTCGGTAGTAGGCCATTCAGCATCCATCCTCTCGTACTTGTGCAACCTTCTCTGCTAACCTGCACCTCGCTACCTGCACTGCGCGCGTGTTGCTTTGCGCGGCATGGTTCGGCGTGGTGAGTGCCGACCAGACTAAAGCGCCGAGTGCAGTGAGTAGGCACGCGGCGAGGACGCGCGCGCGGTCGCGGTTAGTGAAGTGGGGGTGGTCGCGGCGGATCATGCCGACACCATCGCGCGCGTCAGTGCTGTAGCGGCGCGACTTTCCCTGGTCTCTGCGCGGTACTCGATCTCTGCCCACAGATCACTCAACAGATCGCGCCGGTACTCATCGGTCGGGAATGGCTCGATACCACCAACCCCCTCACGGTCGATCTCGTCGCCTTCCGCGTCCTGGTACTCGATCCACCAGTATTGCGTGCCGTACTCCAGTAGGTCGAGCACCATCTGGCGCATCTGTAGGAATCCGTCAGTGCCACGCTTCGGGCCGGCATAGTCGCCGCGCGGCGGTTGCCACCAGTACGCATCGCTGCGCGTGTGGACGATCTCGGCGTTACCGTAGCAGTCGTACTCATCGAATGGATTGATGTCGTCCGACTCGATGTGCAGCACTACGCAGGCGTCGTCCAGCTCTACCGTGTCTCGGTCGTCGTGTAGTTCATCTAGCCACGCGTTCGGCGGAATGTCTTTCATAGTTGGCACCCTTTCTATCTACTGGTCTCGTCAGTGCACGCGTCACGTGCAGACTCCCCAGGTGGGGAGTTTCGACCTTGTGCAGTGTTTAGCGTATCCAGTAGGTCACGCCGTCGAAGTCAACTGCTGTGTAGTCCTGTAGCAGTTCTTTGGCGACTTGATCCCAGTCGATGCAGCGATAGGGCCACGCTGACCAGTCGATCGTATTCGGCTCACTGTATGTCGACATGGACTGACGTGGCGCATTGAAGTAGCCGCATTCCTCCACCAGTTCGCGCGCGTAGTCCTTGAAGTAGCTGTCTCGGATCAAGATTTCGCCGAATTCCCAGTCGTCGGCGTATTGGCTCGCTTCCTCAGCGAGTTTGGTCAGTGCGCGTTCCTCGGCGAAAAGATCGTCCTGGTCAGTGTCGTTGTCGTCGCCCATGTCGACTGGGCCGGCCTGGTGGAGATGCGCGAGGTGTTCGAGTCGTTCGATCACGTCTCGGCTGTCGATTACGTCGTCCTGGTTGCTGATGTCTGGCATGGTTGGCACCTTCTCGCTAGTCGTT